CCCATTACATAATACATGGGAGAGATCACCAGGCGAATTCCCCATCCGGCCATTGTATACAATGAACAATCCCATTACATAATATATAAGGCCAAATATAAAAAGGAGGGCCTTTCAACCCTCCTCGTGTAGAATATATCACTTCATGTAGAACGGGAATGTTAGAGGTTCTGTCATAAATGCTTTTACTTGGTCCGCGATGGCTCTCATACCAGCAATGTTAGGATGATCGTGAGTTTCACTTACATCGTGCAGTTTTACGAGAGGAATGTTGTAGTGGTCACATATTGTTTCGATTGACATTTTATATTCTGTTGATAGCAGGTCTTGTTCTATAAATACGATCTGTGTGCCAATATTGCTTACTAAAATTCTATCGAACAGGTATGCGAGTGCTGGACGGAATGTGCAAAGGTCTTCTTCTGTCCAGTTACTATATTTATATTCACCGAGGGATGCTCCTGCCCAGTAGTCGTTTAGGCCACCCATAATGAACAGTACACTGGATTGTCCGATTTCTGTTCTTCTTGTAATAAATGAATGTGGTTTTCCATCTGCAGTTCCAGTTCCATATGAATCATAACAGATTGTGCTTCCTGAGTAGGATTCATTTTTGTTTAGGTACATTTCCATTTCATTAGCCAATATATACCACCATGTGTATTTTACTTGGTCTACGTTATTACCAGAACCGTATCCCTCCGCTTGAGGATTATTAGTGGGATACCAATATTTATTGGCAGAGGGGATGTAATCTTTATATGAACTATACGAGTCTCCCAGAATGCTGAATGAACTATATTTATTTATCGGTGGTGCTTCAAGATCAGCACTGATGTTTTTCCAGTTTACTTTTATATTTCCTGTTGAAAGAGCATACGGGGCAGATACAAATAAGCGCATGGAGTTTCTATCTATGCCGTTTCCAATTTTGAAATATGCTTTATGGATTCCGTTACTAACATGAATGTTAGCCTGTTCGTCTACATTATTACCTTGGTACTTATAGCCAACAATAATGTTAGAAATAATATTTGTATCGTCAACCCAAACGGTCAGAATGTCTCCGGCCTTTCCGCTGATAGGTAGATTTTCAATTATGGTCTGCGTATTTTCAGTGATATGAATAATCGTGCTAAACGGTATATATGTATCAGCAATTTCCTTTTCGCTTCTATCTGATTCAATGTAACATTCAGCAACGATTTCAATGGGATTGCTTTCATTTTCGTTTTGTTGCGCAATGATTCTTAAAACTTCAGCATCATGGGTGATAGAAGTAAACTGCCCACTATTGTTAAGGGTTAAAAAACCGTAGTCGATATTGTTAATGGTATCGAGCATATATATGTGGGACAGGTTCGAACGGTTTCCATTATATTCTAACAGTCTCCAGAAAATCTTATCTCCGTTTTTTACAGAAATTTCCATGTCAAAATAAGGCCATTTCTGATTTAATATAAGAGACCGTTTTAGAATGCCGTTGTTAGTGGTATTATAGTCAACACGTTTTGAGAGGTCGGTTACTTGGTTATATAGTGCGGTGTAGTCAGATGGAATAGATGCAATTGTTTGCTGTGCTCGGGCATTGGCCTGCGCCTGAAAACTATTCAGATTGTCTATCAGTGCCTGATCAAGATAACCGCTGTGCTGATCATACCAAGTGTTGAGTTCCAATAGAGCATTCGCAAGCTGATTAGCAATGTCTTCACTGTGGGTGTCATACCACTGCTGAAGTAGTGCTTCCAGTTCCTGTGCTTTGTTATCCAGACCTTCCAGTCCGTCAGTAATAGTCTGCTGAATGTTCGTGTACTGATCGAGAAAATCCTTTGCGATTTTCACAATCCAATCCATGTTCATATCGTGAAAATTTGAATAGGGGAAGTTCTCACCAAAAGCACCATTGTTCATGCTGTCTCCTCCTTAATATACCAAGATGCAGAACCGCATCTTGAAGTCCTCTATGATTATATCATAGACATTAAACAAATCAACTTGCCTTTGTTCCTTAATCATCTGTTGTGTAGTGGTCACACCGATATTTCCGTGAGCATGTAGTGTGTGTTCTCCGTCATTGGCAGTGGTAACTCTCTCTCCGTGTTGTTTGGTCTGTGTGATGTCTTCCGTCTTTCCGAATGTAGTTGTACTATCCCCACTTCCGGCTTCTGTCTTTCCATAGTTTGTGACAGTCTCATTATCTATATTATCTCGTGTCTGCTTAAACAGTCCGTCATTGCCCTCTACTGGTGCAGGAGCATCATACCCGGCAATCCAGTGTCCTGAGGTCTGTGTGCCGGTCACATTATCCGCACCGCCCGTGTTGTATTGGCTACTGCTTTCAGTGCCTTCGGTACCTCCCTCTCTACGGGCAATGGTATCGGTGTCTGTACCGCTATGCGTAGTGCTACCGGTACCGGTGTCGGTACCCTCCTCGTATCTGTTGTAGTTCTCTATTGGGTTGTAGTCGTATTGGGTGGTGGCATAGAGACGATTCCACACATCAATGTTTTTCTGTGACCACACACCAAGAAGGTTTTTGAACACTACAGGATTGGGGTATAATACTTCCAGTTCTGCGGTTTCCGCAAGCAGGTTCTGTACAAGGGTTTCTTTGTCCATTGCTTCGGGAATCTGCATAAGGTCAAAGATTGTAGAGTCCCAGTTATACAGTCCCAGTGGGGAAAGAGTCACTTCTCGTCCCATTGTTCAACCCTCCTTCAGTATTGTTCGGGTCATGTCTCCAGTTAACGGATACTGTAGTGCCGAACATTGCATTAGTTTCCGCAGCACTTTTCTTCAACTGCTCTAACCATAGTTCACACCGGGTGATTGTCTCAATGTTATTGGCATTTACTTCGTCAGTAATGAGACGCTCCTTTTTGTTCTGATTTTCGTTGTTCGGGATGCCCACATCAGTATCGAACATAGCTTCAATCTTACGCATGTCTGCGAGAACTTGGTCGGTGATATAGTTCTGTCCGATGTTCTGTTGGAATGTATTCCATACCTGTGTGCCGTCCTCCCGGAACAGTTGCTTATCTACTACCACACAAGGTTCTCCACTTGCTACCCTGTCAAACAGTTTCTTGTATGTCTCAGCCGTGTTCTTATCCTTTGCCGGGAACACGAAGGACAGGTGACTGTTCAGAAGGTTAACCGATGCAGTTTCCGCACACAGTGCCATCATGTCTGCATAGTAGTTTACCAAGTCATTAATACCACCCCAGTCCGGCTGAAGCTTGAACACAGTGCAGTCGGTTCCTATACGGGGTTGAAGTGAACCTTTCAGAAGGGGGTTGGTAATGATAAGGTTAGTGGGTTGGTAATAAATGTCATAGCCATACGGAACACCGGCTTGACAAATCACTCCATACTTGTTTGTCTCTACTACACCGATATACCCCCATGCATAAAGCACATAGAGGAAATAATCCCGGTTCCATGTTTCGGGGAGTTTCCACTCAAACACGGAAATGGCTTTTTGAAACAGGTATCTGCGGAAAAAACGTTGTAATGCAGTATTTTTCACATGTACAGTGGAAGGGGAGAAACTGGAGTTATACATATTAATGTAGTCATATGTTTCCGGCACTCCATAACCTACACTCTGAGGCATCTGCGTTTACCTACCTTTCTTGCTAAATTCTGCCGATAAAATGATACCATAAAAGGGGTTCTCATTCCAGTGCCGTGTATATTGTCGAATACCCATTCAGCATTTCTCCATCGTTGTTCTTCGTCCGGGTCAGCAGGTCTTTCATATGCCCACAAGAACACATCTGCGAGAATCCACGGCTCTTCGGTGCTTGTAATAAAATCGTTCCATGTGTGTTGTCCATAGTTTTCAAGACTCCACTGTAGATTGTTCTCCTGTTCATACTTGATGCGGTCACACATTGTGGTTCCAGATTGTGGGTCTTTCTGTTCATCCAATGCCCACTGGTAGTATTTCCGGCAAGGTGTCCACTGTGTCAACCCCATGCCCCTATTGTCTGCCAGTATTGCGGAGGGGTCGCTCCAGTCCAATGACCGGTTCTGAAATGTCCAAGGGTTGACAGTAGATTCCACCATCATATTACCGAGCATCCCGGCTATTGCGTTAGGTGTCCAGTTCTTTTTGATGAAGTAGTCATAGACCATATTCATGTTGTCAATCTGCACTCGCTCCGGTGTGGACTGTCTTACATCGGTGGTGCGGAAGAGGGTATTTAGTTCTACCCACCACCCGTCATACTTGGTCGGATTAACCGATGCCATTCTCATCACTCCCAAAAGAACCCTGTCACGAGGAACTGACTCACTGCATCCCGTTCTTCATCATATGCGTTCAGGTCTATCTCCCCATCACCACATAGAACAAAGCCGGTAAGGGTGTCAATCCTCCGCATTTCACAGAGGGGTCTCCCCCGGTGTGTGATGTCTTCATCTACAATGACATAGTGAATAACTGTCATAATGGTTCCTACACCAATAGAGATAAATGAACCATTTATACCGCTCGTCATTAGCTGTGGCATGGACGCTTCGATTGTGTTGGCAATGGCTCCTCCGGCAGTTCCGATGGCACCCACCACGGCACCCACCGGGCCTCCGGTAAGGAATCCCGACACACCACCCTCTACCGCTTTCACACCTGCATCAATAGCACTGGTGACGGCACCAAGGTAGTCCCTCCCGATCTGTGCCAACTGGATGGGGACTCCCAACATGTACTCCGTTTTGCTGATCTGCACTCTTCCGGTTGCCTGTGGATTATTGGAAACAAATACTTGAGTCAAACATTCTCCGGTAATGTAGTCCACAGTATCGAGGACTGTGACATAGTCCCCAACTTCAATATATGAAGTGTCTACCGGAAGAGAGCCAAACTTGCCCCACAAGGTTACCTTGGTATAGGGTGCATAGTTCAGATATTTTCCCCGGGTAGGTGCCTGTGGATGGTTCGGAATGTGTTGCGTTCCCCAGTCAAACACACCGGTAAACTGTGTCAGTTTCTTACCGGAGAGGGAGTCATACATCCACCACCCTATCTGAATACCGGTCTGTTGGGCGCCTACCATGTCCGTCTTAGCTACCGGGAACCATGTGCATGAGACAATATACTGATAGGGGTTGTACATCGTTTTGAAAATGTTTTCTGTCATGTCGGTTTCTTTCCAGTGTGCGACACCGCTAACAAATTCAATCAGATTCATGTCTTCAAGTCCCTGTTGTCCAAACAGTACATAACGAAGCATACCGAATTCAGATATAGACATGGCATAATATGCGATGGCACCGACAGAACCTTCACTCTGAGTGTTCGCCCCTCCGATAATGCCCACCACATAGGTGCCATTGGAGATGGAGTCTCCGATACCATACGGGGTTGTATAGGCAACATTCTGCACATCAAAGTCAGTGGTAGCAGGATACATTTTGTCAGAGATGGCACCATTAAAGTCTGCGGTATCAGAGTCAGTCCGCAGAATATACTCGTTCTGAATTCCAATCTCGCCCCTATAGGTTGCCAACACATCCACATCCATAGAACACACCCACAGTCCGTCATTCCATGTCCAGTCCCGTACCCAGTAATACCGGGAGAACGCAGGAATGTAAGCATACCGGAAAAAGTCATCATGCATGTTTTGCTGAATGGGTGCTTGAAAACTTACAACGGGGTGCAGGATTGAGCATGGTTCCTTCAGATGTCCATTGACAGTCTGCCGGTCTACAACACCACCCACCACTGGACGCTTTGTGCTGTTCTTCTTCTTGTAGAAGTTGGTGAAAAAATCAATCTCCATTTAACATACCTCCATAAAAGAAGAGGGGTCTGCATCAAAAACAGACCCCATTTTTGATTTAAGCGTTAGTCGAGCAGGAACACAACGCCTTTCTCAGTATTGTCCGAGAAGCATCTGAGACGCATATGGTACCACATGTTGCGGTACTCCCCACGGGCATTTTCGGGAGTAGGAATGACCTTTTCGTGAATCATCGCCCAGCCCATAGCGTCCTCATCGAACAGAAGTGCGAAGACACCGGTCTTGGTTACTGCATCTCCAGTGGTGGCAACACCGGAAGTATTGGTGTAGGTGGGTGTGACCATGATCTTATCGGGCGTGTCAATGCCCTGCCAGAAGTTGATGGTCTCCACGTCTGCGTACTTCAGATAATTGTCATGGAAGGTGTCGGCAAGCACCCGGGCATCAATCTGATACCTGTCCTGACCGAGCATGTACATCTTCTGCTTGTTGTAGGGGGTATGACGGGGAACCGGCTTGCCGTCAATCGTGGTCTGGTACCGGGTGGACATTTCTTTGAACAGGGATGCAACGGAGGCAATCCTTCCATATACCCACTTCATAAAGGAGGGATAATTGTCCGGCTGGAACACAGTCTGAACAGTCAGAGACAGACCGGTGAGGGCATTGTATTCGGTCAGCAGATGGACATTCCGGCTTGCATTGTTCTCAGCAATCAGACCGCCAATGAAGTTGGAAACCAGTCCACGGGACATGTTTTCCTTTGCCAGTTCGATTTTATTGCTCATGTCAGTGGTAATCATAGACAGGAACTGCCCAAACTCACTGGAGGAGCGGAAAGCAGTTTCCAACTGATCTTCAAAGACCGTGTAGTGGTCAGAGAATACGCTCTGCCCGAGGAAGTTAGTCTGAATGAAGTCTCGCTTATTGATAATCCAGTGGTCTACGCTCAGTCCGTTGCCGGTGGGGTTGCCGGTCTGAGAGGCATCAAAGGTGACCGGATACTTATAGGCATCGTCATCCTTCCAGTCGGATGCCACAATGTTGAACTTCCGCATATATGCACCCCACTGGGGCAGGTCTTTCTCCAGTCCCTTCATGGATGCACTGTAGGGGCGAATGGCAAAGATGGTTTTCGCAAGCACATTGCTCAGTGTATTGAAAATCACATCTTTGCCGAGGGTGAGGGCGGTCTGTGCAACGGAAATAAAATCTGCTTCGGTATTGATTACTGCACTCCGTCCAGTTGCCTGTTTTACAAGGTCATTCAGCACCGCACTGGACTGCTGAAAAGTAAGGGTATTAACACTCATTTCTTGGTTCCTCCTTTGTTAGTCTTGACTGCTTCAAGAAGCTCTTTCAGAACTTCAAGAATTTCTCTCATTACATTCACAAGGTCAAACATGGTTACTGGTTCCTTTCCTTAAATGTCGGTCGGATAATCTCAGCCAACATGTCCTCCGCAGTGGGAGTCTGTGGATTGCCGACTCCGGGGATGACACTCTGGGCGATGGCATTGGCTTGCACCGCACTGGTCAGCTTTGCAATGCTCTGCATAAGCTCTGCCATAGTAGGCTCAGACTGTGCCGGTGCCGGTGCAGGTGCCTGAGTGGGTGTGGGTTGGGGTACGGCAACGGGTTCCGCAACGGGTGCCAGTTCGGGTTCTGCAACTGGTGCAGGTGTCGGAGTTGGTTCTGATACGGGGACTGCGTTAGGCTGTACGGGTGCTTGTTCCATTGCTTTGATTTCATCATGGGTGAATCCTGCCTTTACAAGTGCGATGATGTCATTGAGTTCCATTACAATGTAACCTCCTTAATGTATTTTGTCAAGGTTTCCAACGCTTTGAGAGCATCCTCACGGGTGACTGTGGAGGAGATTGGTTCATTATAGTAGTCAATCATGCTCATAAGTCCTACCCGGTTGAACACGGAGAGCTTGCACCGGGAGACACCGGCATTTTTCCTCTTGCTCCCCTTCAGTTCCTGTGAGTCCATGCATGGGTATTCTTCATCATCTCCGATATAGAGACCCACATGGGACGCATTGCCCAGTTCATCATGGTATCCCTTTAGTTGCTCATCCCCGTCATTCTTTAATAGGAAGAGAAAGGCACCCTGGGGAATCCTTCCGAACTTATGAACACACTCATCAATCGTCCCTCTCCAACTGATGAAGTTCCTCCACATGGAGTTAGAACCCCTCCAGTTGTATGGGTTGCCGTCCGGCTTGCGTACACCGGCATCCTTCAGCACTTGCTCCACAAAACCTTGGCAGTCGAGTTTGCTATACGGGATGCCGATATATCCTCCGTCCCTTGCCTGTTCTACCAGTTCGGCACCGGTAATTCTAAGCATTATTCTCCCTCCAGTTTGTCCAGTAACTTCTGAATCACAAGAGTGTTATTGTTAATGGCTTCGGTGATACTTCTCTCTTGGTCAGTGATGGCAGTGTTGAAGGTGATCTTGAGTTCCGTAATCGTCCCTGTTAGTTTCTCTGACTCTTCCCGGTGTGCTTTCTGTTCGTTCTGAAGCATGACGAACATTGCAACTGCAACGGCAATAGGGAAACCAACTGATTGAATGATTGTCAGAATGTCCTGCATACCCGTTCCTCCCATCTCCCCGGATATAATAAGGGTGGGTATCCCTTGTGTTTGTGCGGAACACGCCCACCCTTCCGGGGTTTGCACAGGGCAGGATACCCACCGGAATTATCATACCACAATTGGTGCCTGTTCTTCAACCACTTCTCTCTTATAAAGAGCCATCACTATACCTCCCAGTATTTGATAAACATTTTCTCGCTCAGGACATCCTCAAAATCCACCTTGTTCCCGATGTACATATCCCAGTGTACCCGGAAAATCCTTTGATAGTGGAGTCGGTCTGTGTCACTGGTAGAGAATACCTTATTGAACACTCCCGAAGAATGAGTGGTGCAATATAATCTGTTCTCGCTCTTGTGACGATATATGCATAGTTCTCCAATAGAGCATACCGGCAGGAATTCATTCAGAGGACGAGGGCGTACATGTTGCCGGTCTACATCGAAATTATTATCAATTGCCATGCTTGCGAACTCTGAGCCATTCGTCAGATTATACAGTGCAGTGTCACTCTTCCTCCGGCTGATGGGTGACCGGTGCAACATGATAAGCTGAATACCCCTCTTATCATCCGTCCATCTGTCAGCATTGCCCTTCTGCATCCTGTCAGCAATCCGAATAAGCTTCAGAGACTCAAACACCGGATTGGTTATATCGTTCGCATTTGCAAGACAAAGCATCTGAATGGGAGCAACACCTTTCAGTTCCCGGTTCCGGTTCATAGTCTCATAGGCATTAAATAAGGCATCTGATTCGTTCTTCAGCAGTCTCTCATGCTTCTCCGGGATGAACTCATCATAGATAAGAAGCTGAATATCCGAAGCATCGAAACCACGCATGTTGGATATAGTAGACAACGCACATGTGTACCCCAACTGCGTCTCTGTCTCCCCGGTTCCGGGTTCATAGAACATAGAGTTATACTTGCTAATGCTCTTGACCTTCACATTCCATCCAAGGTCTTCATTCAGTGGTTTGAACACTGAGAACTCCGGCTTACTGATTAGGTCTGCTTGGGACTGAGTGCGTCTCATAAGCATAAATTTCCTGCCGTCTTCTTTGGCGGTCTTGAGGGCAGTATAAGTCTTCCCAGTTCCTCGCCCACCCACACAGAAATTGAAGGGGTACCCTTCATCGAGGATACCCCTAATGTTTACATAGCCGGATGCATCATAGATTTTCACTGGGCAATGTCACAGGTAAGATACTCACGACCGCCCTTGCTCCGTCCGGCACCCACTTTGAACTTAGTGGGCATTGCTTCATTCCCGGATTCAAAGATGGAGCAAATGTCGTAGAAGTTCCTCACGAAGGTCTTAGAGTTGGTAGCATAGCGGATGCCGTCAGCAGTCTCAACCGCAAGCACCTTCATCTCGTTGCCGTTGACATCTTCGTCAGTGTAGAGAACAAACTTCTGAATGTCCAGAACTTCACCCTTGGCATCCGTCATCCGGCGAACATCGTTGCCCTTGGTCAGTGCGTAAATGTCTCCTGCGGTCAGATTAGCGGTCTTCTTGATGATTTCCATGTTTTTTCTCCTCCTGTTGTGATAGTGTTGTGATGGGTTGTGATAATGTTACTCCCCGGGTCTTGGCACAATCCGCACTGTGTAGGTGAAGCACTCGTGACAAGTTATTTAGTTCGGTTGGGGTTCCAGTGCGTTCACGCTCGCCGGGGAGATGTAACATGATCGCCTTAATAATATTATCATATTACATAGGGGTTTTCAAGATAATATTTGGAGTATTTCAAAATTCTCTCATATTCCCCAGTAATTCCTAACGTGTACTCCGAAGGGATGATAGCAACGTTTGCAGTGATCGGTAAAACATGCCCGTCAATGACCACCGAATCCATCGGAGGATTATCATTGTAGACCGCAGAAGTCCCTCCTGCTTCCCGGAAAACGAAACCTTCTTCAAATGCCGATATGCCACCATGTTTGTCAAGCTCACTACCTCCCTTCTTTTTATTGACACCTGCAATTGTGCAATGTACTCCTTCACCCGGTCTTTGCACATACGCATATTTCTTCGCTCCCAACGTTTTGAACTCATAATAGGCATATCCGGTATCCTTCAGGTCTTCCGTTTCAAAAACTCCCATATAGTGGGTAACACCGGAAGGGTCTGTAGCATATGAACCACTCTTCTTGCACTCTTCAATCCGTTCTCTGTTGTACTGACTCCAATCTACATTGCCGGTGTATTTTACACTATCTGTATCGCAGTAAAGGAACTCCGCCCCCTCCGTTTCATGCACCAATCTAATTCCCCGTTCGAGTGCCATCCTACTATGGGCGGTCACCCAAACCCCCCACTGGTACGCTAAGAACGCTCTGGAGTTGTTCTTTTCCAGTAATTCTTCATCGGTCTTCGTTTTGTCTTCTGCCCAGTCACCAATCTGCTGAAAGATGATAGAATGCTTTACCGGGTCTTGTGCCATCATGCCATCTAATAGAGACTATTAAGCAAAGCCTTCGCTTTGTCATAATATGTCTCTTGTCCTATCACCCCCTTCAATTCAGTCTTTTCCCGATAATACTTTATTACTTCATCAATAAGGGGTTGTGGCAACTTCTTATATGAAGAATACCACCCTTGCAGGAAAATTACTTTCCCATCGTATTCATCCAATATGATATGCAAGTCCACATCTGTAATAGTAGTCTCTAAGTATTCTGCCCTCAGAATTCTGCCGTTATCCTCTGTACAAATACCTCCCCGGATATTCCTGCACTTTGATTTACTCAGATAAGGACATCCCCAGTATTTATCTTTCAATCGTACATTAAAAATGCCGATCTTCAATAGAAGTGCCTTATGCCGGATATTGATACACCGAGCAATATAATCACTATTCAGTTCTTTCTCCCTCAGAGGGACAAATACGCTCATGGGATATTCGCAATTGCAAATCACTGCCGGATAACTGGATGATCTATCAGCACTGTGAACATTGCGGATTATATCCCCGGCAAAATACCGGTTTGAGTGTGTGTTTCCTCCTCTAAATGCGTCTTTCAGTGCATTGTACAAGTCAATATCCGGGGCAATGGAGTAAACAAGTCCATGATGCACATCACCCTGTTTCATGGCTCTTTTTGCTTCCCGGCGAACATATCCGGTACTTGTAAGCGGTATCGTCTGCAAGGTATCACCATCACGAGCCATGAGAGCATTGACCGCTTCAACAAGTCCCAGTACATCATTGGTGCAGTATTCCAGTTCTTCCGGGGAGAGGGGTGTCCATGGGTACCGCTTCACCGAATAGTTGAACTCCTCCCCGGAAAGTTTCTGATGAGGAACAGAGAACTTCTTGGTGAACTGAGCCAATGACATGTTGGTAAGTTTGTAGGAGCATCTGAATTCAAAACAACCCCACATGTCGCACTTCACTACCTTCCGGGATGCAATGGCAAACACTTCGGAAGGGTCAAAGTTATATATACCTTTCAAGAATGCGTGTTCATAGCTCAGATTGTGAACATATACCACCAACCACCTCTCCGGGGGAAGAACCTTTTTGATAGCTAACTGGAGATTAATGAACTCATCCCAAGTACGCCCGATGACAGTTACATCCTCCGAAAATTGCCATTGCCATATGTACATCACAGACTGTTGAATGTCATCAAGTAACGTAGTTTCGATATCAAAGGCAGTAGTGATTCCGATATAGTGACGGGGTGCCTTTTTACCGGGGTTCCCCTTCCGGTTCTTCAAAAGGGGAGGGTTCTTAAAATATTCTGAGGGGTTGAAGTCCGCACACTTAACCACCATGATACAATTACCATCCTATCTTTTCATCCAACTCATTCATGTCTATGAGTGTGTACCCAGTCTCAGGGTCTTTCATTTCACCCAGTGCATCCGCCACATCATCAACATGAGACAGGTACCCCTCCAAGTTATCCAGTACATGTTCAAACTGTGTCTGATTCAGTCCGAGAGTGGTATCAGCCAATTCCCTCGCTTCATCTGAGCCATAGACTATTTTCCTCTTCCGCATCTCTTCAAGTATGGCAATCGTCCGGTCATAGTTCTGTTTAGTCAAAGGTATGCCCTGTTTATTCCATGTCTCAATGGTTTTCTGCCGGATTTCCCTTTGACCGGATATGCTACTCTTCTTGGCACTTACAAACTTTGAAAGTTCGGAGAAAGCCTTGGCAAAGTCATTATCTTTTATTTCCTTCAGCTTCGGAAAACCCCCGGCATGTTCCTGCAAGGTTTTACTTCCGGCGAATTCTGACTCTTTCATACGTTTAATACGTTTCTCAGCAATATCACGCATCCGGGTATACTCTTTCCGCATAGAAGAAAGGTCTTCCCTCTGCATAACCTTTGCCACATCTACCGGGATTCCTGCCATCACTGCTCACCTACCCGAATTCCGAAAGACCGGATATAGTCCACTATAGCACTGGTTACCAGTGCAGACCGGTTCATATCATACCGGTCAATCAGTTCCTGCATGGCATCATACACAGAGACAGGAACGGAGACAGAGATGATCTCCCTGTCTCCCTTGCGAGTGGTAGCACCATTACTTCCAGTTTTCATTGTAGTTATCCTCCAAAATTTTTTTGTGCATCTCATCGCACTTCTTGATAATATTGATAAACTCATCCCTTGTCAATAGCGAATCACGGAAAGAACACCGGCGAACTGTATCTACAATCGCATCTCCGGCAAGACCATATGAACGTGCCGAATTGATTCTTCCGATATAGAACTCATATACTCCTTCATAACACATCGTAATGCACACCCCAATTCTTTGCGTTATAAATTGCCATCTTCATGCACTCCTTAAACCCTTCAAAATCAGCACATCCATAAGCGAACCCGAAAGGATACCCCTCCTCTTGATAGTAGGTTTCAATCACGTCATCATACTTGACAAGCATGATACGTATAGGAATCTGTTTTCCGTTTACCTCTACCACAGTAAACCCATGACGAACAACTGTATGTTTCATACAATACCTCACTTTCTTCCGTCCCTCTGGGACAGACTACGAGAGCCGGAGACCGGCTCCCGGGTGTCTATCTCAGTCCTTTATCCGATGAAGCTTAGATAATAGCTTGCTATGCCACAAAGTATCGAAACCATAAATGTATCGACCTTCAACATATGATAACCACTCGAAAAAGTTCCCCAACGAGCGAATATAACTGTTAGAAGGACTATTCCACTCGTCAATACGACTATTCAACTCTTCTACGCTCCATCCTTCAACCCCTCCCGGGACTGTAAGCCAAACCTTAGAATCTACATACTTCATATTACCACCCTCCATCAATCACGTTCAACCGAGAAGTGAATAGTGCCATCAATACCGGAACAATACAGATGGCAAACCTCCCGGATGGACTCATACCGAACAAAATGACCATCATCTTCGACAACATTTCCATAGTACAGAGTAACCATCTCCCGGTCATAATAGGTTGTCCGGTGCATTTCCCATCTGAGAGTCCTTCTGACAATGCGGTAAAGAGTTTTAAGATCAAAGGTTTCCCAAATTTCACCAGTGTGTTTACAGGAAGCATAGTAGCAAGTGGTGTAAGTGGTCATGGTGCGTGTTCCTCTCTTTCTTCCGGTATCTCTTACCGGTACTACGTTACAATTCGACAAACACAATTGTTATTCCTGTTAAATTTAATAACTCTGTATGTTTTTATATTGTTTATTGTATACAATGCCGGATGGGGAATTCGCCTGGTGATCTCTCCCATGTATTATGTAATGGG